TCTCTTTGTTGACAATCTCATATCCTTTGATATATGCTTTACCAGGACCAATGCTAGCAACCATCTTTCTGGAAGCTACACCAGCATCGTATCCATTGTAAAGACCAAACTCATCAGCACTATAGATGCCTCTGTTGCCATCTTTCTGTGCCCATTCACGCATGTCGATGTCAAAGTTATCGACAACGTAATCTCCACTTTCATCAAATGTTCTACGTGCTAGAGTTTGCTCTAGAACACTAAAATCTGTTGGAGTAACTTTTCTCTGTACAACACCTCTCTTAACAGTGAGAAGTTGAATAAAATTCTTATCGGTGATTGCATCTAGAGCAAACTCTTTAATCTCCAGACCAATTCTCAGTCTGTGTGCTCCAGGTGCAGTATAGTTAGAAGAACCAATTGCATTATCGTATAGACTATCATCTGCTTCGGGTGTTACAATATCTTCTTTGATTGTAAATCCTACTTTTGCAGATGGTTTGTCATAATACTCTTCAATGACAAGCAGTTGCTCATCGTTGCGAACAAAATAACCATTGACAAAATAGATACCTTCTTCTACCTTGACGGCAGAACCAAATCCCATTGCAGGACTTTCTAGAGAAGTTACTTCTCCAGTATCTGGGTTAGTGACTTGGATACTAGTAGGAAGAACACTACCATCAGTTCCAACAACTAGAAGTGGTGTATTGACACCATCAATTACCTCTAGAGTTTCACCTTGACGGAAAGTTGGTTCAGTGTTAGAATTACCACTGTTAATGTAACTAACAAACAGTGTATCTGCTGTGCTCTCTGTTGCCAGTTTTGTTGACAGAACAGTGCCAATAACACCAGAAGTTAGACCTAGGAGTTGTTGTCCAACTAGTTGTGAAATGTCATATTTCTTATAGACAATCTCATTTCCTTCTGAGATAGCAACCTCAGAAACAGAAGACAACTTAACGTAGTCTAGTTTTGTGTTTAGACCTACCTCACCAGGAATTACCTGTTCACCCTGCTTAAAAGCATATCTACCAAAACTCTCAATTTGGTTTTGGAGGATGGATTGAACTTGGGTTAATTCCCTACCTTGAATAGAGTATCCAGGACGGAATAGAATCTTATAAAAATTCTTACTCGCGTCAAAGTCCTCGTAATAAGGATTTACATTTAGGTTAGTCTTCTGTGGCATTGTTTTCCGCCAAATCGCTAGTATCTAGTCTCTAGTATTTAGTAGAGATAAAAAAAATCCCCCGATTGCTCGGGGGACTTAAGTTGTCTAATTTTGATCAGAATTCGATAACGAGTTTGATGTCTTCAATCTGGTCAGGAGCACGAGTGATTAGTCTTCTGTTCTCAACGTAGATGACTTCACCAGAGTTGTTCTTAATCTCAGCAGCTGCTAGACCGCCAGTGAAAGAAGATCCTCCGCCACTACCAGTGAAGTTATCAATACTTGCAGAAGCAGAAGAAGATTCACCAGTTACTGCACCAGATGCTTGATCAAATTCTCTAACTACACCTTGATCGGTGTGTGCATCAGTTGTTTGGATATACTTAACAATACCAGTAGTTGTAGAACCACTATCAAGTGTCCAAGAAACTACGGTTCCTTTTGCAGTACCACCAGCAACAGACTGAACGATTGTTTCGTCAACCGAGAAGTCTGCAGAACCACCTGATAGAGTAACCTTAAGTGCCTTGAGACCAGATAGTGTGTCATCCACTGCAACTGCAGAACCAGCAGTTAGTAGAGGATCAGCAATGATACCAATACGACGGAAGTCATTATCTACTGGGAAGTCACCGCCACCCTCAGCATAAGTTAGGCGAATGTTGGTCATTACACGCTTACCATTGAGTTCCTCTTCCATGTCGGAACCATGACCACCAGCAGGAGGTAGAATTACTTCGATAGCACCAGTTGCACCACTAGGAGTGGTTACAGGGTTAGAAAGAGCACCGTTAGTGTTTGTACCGAAGAGGTTACCGTTACCAAGTAGAACATTACCATAAGTGTAACCCGATCCACGCTCTACCATACGAGCAGAACTGATAACACCACCACCAATAGTGGTGATTTCTACGACAGCACCAGCGCCATCACCCTTGACTTCAGTGAAGAAGGTTTGAGAAGCAGGAAGACCAGTACCAGGATCTTCAACGACACATGCATCAACAGCACCATCAACTGCTAGACCTTCTGTAGCAACACGAGAAGCATTAGCAGGAAGAACGATTGGCATGAAGTCAGAAGAGAGGAACTTCAGAACATCATCGGTTGGGATGGTGTACATGTACTTCCAAACATAGTTCTGACCTGCAGTGTTTGTGGTCTCAGTGTAAAGACCAGTTGCAGCATCATAGTTTGCTCCACCTACGATTGGTTCCTCTAGAGCATCGGGAACTGCAGGGGATGCGCCAGTCTTCTCTCCGTTGAAGATGCACTTGAATACTTCGTACTGAGAGTTCATTACATAGAACTTAGCATCAGCAATGCTGGTAGCACCAGTAACGCCTGCTTTACCTACCTGACCGCCACCACCTGGGGTAGCAGAGTAATCAGGCTTCCACATGTCATACTTAGGGTTGACGTTGGTGTCCCAGTTGTAACGTCTGATAACTGTTCTTGCGAAAGCGTCAGAAATACGCTTAGCAGCAATCAGTTCGTCATAAAGATTTCTCTTCTCTCTTTGGTTGTCAAGAGGTAGGGGAGGAACGTTCTCGTCGGCATAACGATAGACACCCGCTTTAGCAGTAGCGTTTGCAACGTCGGAACCAGATCCAGCGGTTCCATCTCCACCATTGCGGACTGCTAGGGAAGCACCAGCACTAGGAGCAGAGTTAATACCATTGCTGCCAAATACGTCGGTCAGGATCAGGGCACTATCATAAACTGCAGCAATAGTAGCACGGAAGGTTCCAGGGTATGTACCCTCATAAACTTCATCGCCTACCGAGAATGTACCAGTTCCTCTGGAATAAGTTTCTAGGTATGCCTTCCATGGTTGCGGACGACCTACAAAGAAATACATCTTAGTGCGATTTGGATCAGTCGCGGAAGATCCCTCTGTCAGGGATTCTAGGAATTGTTTCGCATTAAAAATACGAAACTTATCAGAAATAATAGCAGCCATGGGTTTCTTTATCCGACGTTGTGTTTGTGCCTGAGTTATTTATATTTATAGCAATATTTATGATATTGTAAATGGGATGACATCATCACCACTCGCAACCGCATCTGGTCCTCTAAACAGAGTACATCCAGTAAATGAGGTTGCTTGTTTGCCAGTGTATTGGATAACAGATCCGCTGGTGGTAAACAAGTATCCTGCGGATGGGAAGTGTGTGGTATCCTGTACAATAAGTGTAGCAGGAACTGTTCCCGTAGTAATCGTTGTTGTAACTGGGTTTTGGATAGATGGTGGAGCGTAGTTGAAGTAGATACCAGATTGTGTATAACTGGAATCTCCTCTCTCCGCAAAGTCAGAAATTCTCAAGGATGGGAAGTAGAAATCAATATCAGCAAGTGTATATCCAGATACATTTGCAAATCCAGGATCAAAGATGCCGTCAAACATGCTAATTGTATGACCAGCATTTGTTCTGGTGTATTGACCAACGTACTCTGCAGTTGCGCGGAACAAACTGTTGAATACTTCAACTTCAGTTGTGTCTCTCTTGACTACACTATATTGACCATCCACATCAATAAGATCAACTGCATTACCATTCCTTTGAATTAGAGGATCATTAATAAATGCAGTTTCCTGATAACCATCAATTACGCCTCCTGGTGGAGGAACGATTAGCATTTCTGGTGTTACAACACTAATAGAGAAGTCTGCAGGAGCAGCAACCTGTCTCTGTACTCTTCTCTCAAATCCACCCGCTATAGCAGATGCACTAACCATAGTGACATCGCTTTCGCTTTCAATTGTAACAATACCAACGGATGCAACAGATACAACTTCTGGAATTTGTCTCAGGAATGTTCCTGCTGCCCAGAACTGTGGTGTTGTTCCCTTTCTACCTCTAGTTACATTGAGGAAACGATCATTGATCTTACGAGCATACTCAACCATCTCATTACCAATGAGAAGTTGACCCATTGCCGTGAACTTAGCAGTATCAGCAACGTAAACAACGTTATCAGTAGGATCAAGGTCAACTTGTAGATATGCACCAACCTCAAAGAAGTTGACGTTACTGATTGCATTGTTTGGAATTTCAATCTGTTCAATCTGAGTAATTGCTCTACTTACAGTAGAAACAGAGTTGAAAGTCTGTACAGACTGTACTCCAGAAGCTACCTCAGTAGCATCATAGAATACATCAATAACCTGTACATTCTCTGCAAGAGGATCTGTAGAACTATCAATCTCAACATAGTCTCTCTTAGGATCGAGAGTACCACCAATAGAGAACACTTCGATCTCATCTGGTGTTAGTTGTCTGTTGATCTTGATAGTTGCATCAGTGATTGCACCAAATGTAACACTAGAGATACTATCGATAGCATTAATGCCAGCATCACTAATAGTATCAATAGTGGAAACACCATTCATACCAAATCCAGTAATATTGGTGTTAATACCAAGGTTAACTAGAGATACACCAATATCTCTTTCTTGAAGAATATCAAATCTTCTAGAAACAACAACTAGTGGTGCCTCAGTATAACCAGAACCACCATCAATTAGATCAACACTAAGAATTTGACCTCTTTGTGGTTCTACTAGAACATGTGCTCTTGCGCCACCACCTTGTCCATCTGCAGGAATAAATTTGAGAATTGGTGGTGTAAAATAACCATATGCAGTTGGTTGTGTAATAGGATCAAAACTGCGTTGGTTCCATGTTAGAGAAACAACAACACCATTCTCAACATTGGCAATTACACTTAGACCTTCACCACGAGTGACGCCTGTATAACTTTCAATGTTTACAGCACCATAGATTTCATTGCTAAGAGGAGTGTTATTTCTGCCTTCTTTAGCAGTTGCTTGTTCAGGAAGTTGTTTAATACTTCTGAATTCTTTCTCACCTTCTACACGGATCTTATCACCATTAGATAGATAAACGAATGGATTTCTGTAAGACTTTCTAAGAACAGTTCCAAACCACTTAGCATTATCATCTCTTAGAAGTTTTCTTCCATCATCATCGGTTTCATATACAATAGATGCATTGCTAAATGCAATAGGATCCATGGTAAAGGTTCTGTCGTATGCACCTGCCACAGCAAACGTAATAGCAATAGATGGATCAACTACTGCGTTTTGTGTTTTGAGGTTCCAGGTAACATCTGTGCCATCAAAATAGTAATTGGATACTTCACCAATCATAGTCTTAAGACCAGATGGTTGTATTTGCCATGCTTGAATTGGGAAACCAATCTTGTCACCCATCCACTGATACTTGGTATATTCGTCTAGTACACCTGTGTCAATGCCATTGATTGTGAATACACCTCTAGCATAGTATGTGTCAGGAGAATAATCATACAGGTTGAGGATTTGACCAACATCTCTACCATATAGGTAACGCATGTCAATCTTAACTTCCTTCTGAATAGGAACATTAAAATAGATATTTGGACCAGCAACTGTATAACTATATCCTTCTCTTTGAAGAACGCCGTCTAAGAAGACGTATAGATTGTCCTTCGATTCAATAGATTGTACCTTATAATCTTCTACATCTAAGATTAGGAAAGGACCAGACTTAACACCATCAACCAGTTGATAATCAATCGTAAGTCTCTTATAGTTACCAACACCAATCATAGAGACTTTCTCTACAGCAGTTGGTTCACCAATTGTCTTGGCACCCAAATCTTGATCCCAGATGGGTGCTACATCAAACTTGATTTTGTTTGGAATTACAGATCTATCAATGAAGTATGCATCTTCTCCAGGATAGTCTTCTGTATACTTTGGTCTTTGTAGTACAGCATTGAGTGTTACAAATAGATCTTCATCTTCTTGTACATTTACAGGATCATTATTGTCCCAATACAGTTCAAACTCTTTGGTCTCGCCATCAATGAAGTCTGGCAACGCCTGAGTTACAGACTGTTGTGCTAGAATAGTAGAAATATTTCCAAACAAAGAATCTACAGAAGAAATTACATTATCACACTCTTGTGCAAGTAGAAGAGGATCTTCAATAATATTGTAATTAGAGTATGTGAGAGTTCTAGACCAGTTGCCTGCTCTGTTTGGATTTTGAGGTGTGATAGTTACTAGACCTCTTCCCTCAGACAAGATGGTATCAACAATACCATAGTATGTGTCTAGTGCGCTTTCTACTTCAGAGCAATATGGAGTTTGACTATCTACAAGAATTGTATTATCAATTACAGGAGTGATGGAAGTATATGTTCCTGCAGCAAGAGTGTTTCTCATTGCTAGGATCATAAGATCCTTCGCATATTCAAACGCTGCAAGACTTTCAGTCAACTCATTGTTAATAGAAAGTAGATTTTCAGAATATGGATACTTTGCTTTCTCATAGTAGAATTGTCCAAACTCTACGACTTTTTGGTTACCACCAAACTTAAGATGATAAACAAAAGCATCAACCAAGAAACCTAGATCACGCTCACACTTAGCACCTTTTGCATTCCAATTAACACCAGGATAATTTGCTTGTGCCCATCCAACAGTTTCTTCTTGGATGTATGCTTTGTTTGCTGCGATTAGATTACCAGCATCATAGAATGTTCCGTTATTGATACCACTGAGTGAGAATGTTGCTTGGTCTGTACCAGAGAACGAAATTGGAGCAGTAACTGTGACGCCAGGTGGAACACTGAAAGTATTACCAGGAGCAACTGCACCAGTAGCAGTAGCAATAGAACCAGTAGAAGCTGTGCCACTTAGTAAAGTGGTTCCTTGAGGAGCACCACCTCCACCACCAGAGTTTGCCAACGCTGCTCTACTGACAGTTACTTGAGTGTCACTGTCAATAGATACAATCTTAGTATCAGCATGGAATGCTCTACCAGAACTGACATACATGCCAACAGCAACGTTTGCAGTATCGGTTAGAGTGACAACAGAGGATCCTTGGATGTAGTTTACACCAATATCAGTCCAATCCCAGTTTCTAATAGCAAGTTTTGCTAGTCTAGAAGCATAATCAAAGATTGCTGTGCTTTCTGTTCTATTGTTCTGAATATACAGGAACTCATCATCGGTATTGAAAATTTCAACATAGTTGGTTGTTTTTACATTACCACCAAATCTGACATCATGATCGTATGCTGCTACAATAGATCTAATATTTCTTTCATAATCATCTTGCTTGGTACTCCAATCTAGAGTTGGATATGTTGCCTTACCCCAACCAATAGTTTCTTCAATAATAAATGCAGTATTTCTTTCAATTTGATTTGCAGCATCAATCCATCTACCACCACGCTGGAAAATGTTTCTTACTTTTCTAAAGTGAGTATCGTTGAATGAATTCTTCTTGAATGCAACATACTTACCATAGAATGTTACACCAAGATAATCTGTAACGTCAGTCTGTGCATTACCAGTTTGTTTTTGATTTGGACCAAGAGGTGGTTGACTAAAGATAATACGATCACCAGAAATACTATAAGATAGTCCTGGTTCTTGCAGTACACCATCTAGACTAATAATAAGGTTATATGCTGAATATGGATATACGTTAACATTGTCTAGATCTTTAATCTGGAAACTTGTAGTTCCTTGTAGTCTACCATTAGTATCATAGTATCCATCAAAAGCTGCTCCCAGTTTGATTGGGAATGCACGCATTTCATTGAAGTTAAATTCACTGGTAGCAGCAGAACCTACTGCTTTCTTAATTCTTTGATTTTCAATCTTTTGAATGGACTGTGTAACAACTCTATGGGTGCTTTCAACAGTAATCTTGTTCTTTTCAGGATCCCAAAGTTGAATGACAGAGAAGTGAGAAGACTTTGGCATCTCTTCTGGCATTTCTGTGCCAGCTGTTACTTCAACGTCTACTTGACCAAACAGTTTAAAACCAGCAGGGTGTGTGGTGGACTTAATTAGTTCACGCCACTGATCAATAGGTGTCTTAGACTTGACAACATAAGAATAGTCTTGATAGAAGTTGCTATCGGTAATTCTCTGATTGGAATTGCCAATTCTACCTTTATCAGATTTGAAGTAACCCGAGTTATCATAGAATGCCTTTACTGTATCAGTAAAGGTTGATACGAATACTTGTGTGATAGTTGCAGTAATCGCAGGTCTTGGTAGAGAAACAATTTGTTGGTTCTGGCGGAACGTTCCAATTATCTTACCGACTTTGAGTAGATTGGTATTCGCTCTCCACTCAACAACAGTTGCTCTTGCAACTTCAGTGCCGTTAATACGCTGAACAATGATTTCACCTTCAATAAAATCTTCAGTGATATCTTTTAGATAGAATGTGGTGCTAGAAGAGAAGGTAGATGCTACAGTTTTGTCTAAATGATATGCTGCACCATTGTTGATAATAGAAACACTTCTAGGAACACCAATATTGGTGCTAGTAGCATACAGTTCTGTATCTCCTTCAATGATTTCAATTTCTGGTTTGTAAGTATAACCTCTTCCAGGATTTACAAGTTTGATGTTATAGATCTCACCATTTACTACAGTTACAGAGAATTTTGCTCCTGTTCCATCGCCATCAACAATAACAACCTTTGGATTGACATAATTTGATCCTCTGGTAGTAACCTCAACGTCAATAATGTTTTGTGTTGCAAGATCAAATAGAACATTTCCAGTTGCTTTGAAACTTGGGGATGGATCAACACCAGTGATTACAGGGACTTTCTTATAATTCAATCCAAGGTTTGTGATGAGGAAACTATTAATTTCTCCAACAGCAAACTGACCAGTAGTAGTGTAAGAGATAGATCCAGAACCATCAAACAGAGGAGTTGCAGTAATCGCATAAACAAAACGATTGCTGGTAACATAAGTTACTTTCTTTGTTCCCTGTAGTGGATCTGTAATAATTTTAAAGTATGCCCCATCAGATGTTACTACGTTCTTTCTATCATAATAATAGAAGTTAGTAAAATCTGTTCCTGTTTTTGTGCTATAGTTGTTGGATGCTAGTCTGCTACCAAAACCAAATTTGACTTCAGTGAAAGCACCTGGGTTTCCTGGTAGGATAGTAGATGCAGTTTTCTCAACTGTCTCAAGGTTGAGACTTCTACTTGGTGACAAATCAAAGTAAGTTCCAGTCAAAGAAGAGTGCGAAGTATTGAACACATACTTGTAGAACTCCTGAATGTCGATATTTGGATTAGGAGTGAATGTAGTGTTATCTTCAGAGAATTCAAACTTATATTCTGTTTGTCCTGCACTGAAAACTTTAACTTGTCTAGAAGGAGTAGAATTATCAAAGAAAGAGGAACTTTGACCTACTTTCTGTGCATTTGATAGTAGAGTTGCATAATCATAGACAATTTGGATCTTTTGGGTCTCTCTATCGTAAGATTGAATATATCCAGAATTGTTTCCAGTAAAGATCTGGAAGTTAGCATCAAAGTTATATTTTGGTTTATGCAGAGACACTGCTTGACCATCAAAGTGATCAACTGCTTTAGTTCCCTCTCTTGCAGTAAGAACAGTTAGCGTACTATCACTAATGTTTGTAATCTCTAGAACTTCCTCACCAATCTTGATAAGATCACCATTTGCATATCTTAGAGGATCATCAACAATCAGTGCATTGGATCCTGCACCAAAACCAACATGGTCAACATACAGGATGAGACGTTGATTGCTTAGGGATCCACCAGATCTTACTAGACTTTCGTCAGCAACGCCAAGATAGTCTGCTTTGCTATAACCAGATCCTTTTGCTTGAATAGTAACACTAGAAACTAGTCCAGAACTAGAAACTACAATAGTTGCCGTTGCACCTTCACCAGTTCCACCAGTAAGAGGTACATTATTGTATGTGCCTGCAGTGTAATCAGCACCACTGTTCAATAGTTGGAACCTACCAACTCCAGTATCATTGATAGCAGTATTTGCTACAGGAGTTTGTAGAACTGCTTCTTGATATAGTCTCTTTCTGAGATAGTATGTCTTGGTCTTTGTTGTATCATCTGGATTGATACTAATAGTAACATCATCACCAATACCTAGACCATGTGCTGCATCTGTTTCAATCAAAGCAACACTCTGATCAACAATAAATGGTTCTAGACCATCACTCAAAGAGGTAAGTCTTACAAGTCTAGTTCCAGTAGTATCAAAAGTGCTTTCGGATAGAATGAAGTAGTCGTCATCAATTCTCCAGTCACTAGTAGTGGTTGTAGAATACCCTTCTTCGGCACCCAGGTCAAGCACCTTAATGGTAACAACGTTCTGTTTATTTGTTCCTTCTAGAACTTCACCTTTAGCAATTGGTTTGTCTACACCATTGGTCAATAGAAGTTTGTTTCCTTCTGCATAAGAACTATTCTGATCTAGTAGAATAGAGAAGGTTTTGATGTCAGCAGAAAATGTTCCAGTAGTATCAAACGTACCATTAACATCCTTAAGAACAATTACATTGTCATTAGCAACTGTACCAACAATCTGACCAGACGCACCAGAAGATGGTTGTCTCAGGAAATCATCAGCAAACAGATATGCAGTTTGAATAGTTGTTAGTTGTACTACCTTTGTCTCTTTACTTTGTAGGTAGTTTACACCTTTACCTTTAACGCTAGAAACTAGTGCCTCTACCTCAGTTCCTTCAGTGCCAGCATTATCAAAATATGCTTTCGAGTTTACTGAGAAATTGCCAGACGAACGGTATACGTCAATTCCCTCTACGTTACCAGAAGAAACATCAGAGATAAATCCAGCAAATCCATCACCATTTCTAGTGATACCAGGAACAGAAAATCTCTTTGCGGTTTTTGGAATATCGTTTTGATTAATATTTGAATTGTAATTGCTATCTACTGGTAGAGAGTAGAAACTATCTCCTAGAATGTATGGGAATTTCGGTACTTGATTGCTATCAATAGTAAGGAAATAAGCATAAGTTCCTTGCGGAAATTCTGGGGTAATACAAATTCGTCCATTATTCTTGTCTAGTGAACCACTCTTGTGGGTATAAGTGTAGTCATTGACAAAAGTGCCTAGTGGATATCTGTTTACAGAAGGACCACCAGAGCGAGATCCGTTGAGAGCATAACTAGAAGTCATCCTAACAATAGGAGACTGAGGATCTAGTGGGTTCTCGTGTCCAAAAGGACCATAGATTGGATTGCCATCATAAGCAAAACCTATGATAGGTGAATGAGTTTTATTTGCTGGTTCTGTTCCAGCACTGTTGAGGTTATCATTAAGACCAACTCTTAGAGTTTTGGGGTTAGCGACATAACCATATCCATACTTAAGGACAGGATCATAGTTCTCAAATACGTAACCATTCTCGGTATCAACGTCTGTTCCGAGTTTGGTATATCTGTTATAGTTCCATTCTTTCAGTTGAGGGATACCAACTGCACCACTGCCAGCAGGAATAATGTCTACAATAACACTTTCTTGAGTGTAGAAGTTACCTTCGTCAATTTTCTCAAAATCAACAATCTTTCCATCGCCATCGACAATTGCATTGAAACTAGCAAATCTACCACGACCTGCATTATCTCTAATTCTAACTGTTGGAGCAGAAGAATAATACTCACCAGGGTTGTCAATCTGTAGACTGGTTACTTTGCCACCAGTAACAATAGCACGAACTACTGCCTCTCTACCAGAGGTAATAGTGATCTCTGGAGTTTGTGGGAAGATATCATTAGTATCTACCGTGACACTCTCAACAACTTGACCAGAAAGAACTGCTCTTGCCTTGCCAGGAACTTGATCAACCAACACATATGGTGGTGCATCATATCCTCTACCTTGTGCATCAATAGTAATCTTCTCTAGATTACCGTAGTAAACACTTTCCTTGTCTTTGTAACTATATCCTCTAACACCGTTCAGGAAAATACAGTTATCTGCTTTTGGTGTCTTGTACTCTTCAGTGGTTACTGTTGCTCTCTTACGGATCAATCTTAGAATATTTTGATCCAATACATCTACAGTTACTCTAGAACCATCTAGAATGTCGTGTGATGGATAACCAGAAGATGTGATATAATAGTATTGATCATCTTCATGAATAGAAGTTACATTAGTTGTAACTTGATCTAGTCCTGCTTCGACTGCTGATAGTGTAGGAACAGATACTGCGTTGCCTTGATCTAGAACCCAACGTGTCTCGTTCGTGCCACTCTTAACAATCTTGGGATCAGATGTAGTAAATCCAGGAGCAGATACTTCAATCTTATCACCAACACTAGAATATGGATGACTATCACTTGGATTTGCAGTGTAGATAACACCAAACGATAGAAGTGTTACACCAGAACCAGAAATTGTGACTGGTTTATAGACAGCAGTATCTGCAGCAATAGGTTGAGCACCAGATACCTGTCTCTCATCAATGATAAACTGTGTTGCGTTCTTTGATTTGAACGTAATCGTCTCGTTACCTATAAGAACAGATCCTTCACTGCTCCAACCACGAGTTGAGAATACGTTAATTCTATCCCCCGAAGATGCAGTCCCTGCAAGGGATCTCGTCAGTCTAGTTTTAGTGGATACAGCAAATTCACCATTTACTGTCTCTGGAGCAAGAATAATCTTATAGATGACTTCTCCATCTCTCTTGCCGTCAGTCTGTACATTGTCTACAGTAGCAGATGCATATCCATATTCATCTGTTGCTTCCTGTACAAGAACCTTTCCAATCAAAGTTCTTGGGTCACCACCAAGGGCAGTACACTTGATAGCAAAAGTATTGATCCAATCAGCGTTAGAAGACTTATATGTGAAGTCTCTGGGTTTGTATACCTCAGGTTTGTCGTTTACATCCTGAGTTACAATAGTATTGAAGATAAATTTGATGGAACTTGTGGTTCCCTTTGCCTTATAGAACTTCTGAATGTTCTTGATAAGGGTTCTCTTGTCAATTTCACCTCTGAGATACTTCTCAGGGAACGAACCTAAGTATTGGTTCTCAAAGTTCTTGACTAGTGCATATAGGAATAGGTTACTTACATTGTAAACCTTTTGTCCTGAAGAGTGCGCTGCGGCATCTGTACTACTAAAATTGCTTGCTTCATATAAGTCACCAAGAGATGTGTTGCCACTAACACCGCGAGAGCATTCTTGGAACTCAGTGTCTGTCCTGGTAGCATAGAAGATGATCTCATCGCCAATGCGGATATATCCGTTCTTCTTTGGGAATGATTGTGCATCTGTAACAGTGATTGTAGTATCGCTGTTTGTAATGTCTGTTGCTAGACTATCGTGCTGCTTGAGAATGTTTTTCTCGTAGTAATCGATGTCAGCATACTTTTGAATGTTATTGATAACATCCAAAGTGCCACCTTGCACTTCCTGTGCTTCATAATACTTCTGAACGAACTTACTAAACTGTTCGTATTCATCAGAAATAAAAGCAGGAAGCTGCGATTCGATCAGAGTGGAAATTCTCTTAGTCTTTACAGCAGGCATTTACTTACTCTTTGTATGCAGTGAACGAGGAATTAGCAACGTCAACGTCAAGATAGACCTCACGGACTGCCTTGATATCATTAGAAAGTGGTTTTACTCTTACCGAAATACGATTGTCAAAGAAACTGCCCTTAATGATAGTCAGGGCATACATTCTCAGTTCACCTTTTTCATAATCAATATCGCCAACTTCGCTGTCGAGGACAACTTTTTCACCAGTTACGCTATCTAGTCTATATAGGACGATTTTACCTTCCTTGTCCTCCAGATAAACGTCAAAATTAGGGTATTCAGTAACCCTAAACCCAGTAGACGAAAGAACAGGATCGTCGCAGTCAACGTCGAACGCATTTTGGAAACATACTTCATAATAGAATGTGGAGTTGAGTTGAGGATAGAAGTCTTTCCTCATTGTAACAGATGTTAAGTTAGAGTTGATAGCACGGTCGGCATCGTCGATCACAGCAATTGCTTTACTGTATCTGAACTTGCCGTTGAACTTCTCAGTATCACTTGTATCAAGATAAGACTGCACCGCACCAATCACCTTGTCTCTAATTTGAGCAGGTGTGTCGTCAGTCTTGTTTCTATCGTAATAGATCTTACTGTTCAACTCAACAAAGAGAATTGAAGGGTCAATAATACGAGGTTCAACGGATGCTACCGTATACTTCTCTAGTGCCTCAACAATTTCTGCTTTTGTTAGTGAAGATAGGTAACTTGCATCCTTTGGTTTCAATGCAATAAAGACTTTACCGTATTCTGGTGGATCTTGATCCTCACCACCAAAGATAATGATGTCACTAGTTGCTGGATAGATCTGACGAACGATTGCTTCATAGTCACCAGCAGTCACTGCACGGTCCTGTGTGCCGTATGCCTTGGGAGCAGTGTATTTGATACTAGCAGTCGTCTCAATCTCTTCACCGCCCGCAGAGGCGACTGTGGAGGTGATAGAGACGCTAGTGTTGGGTGTGATGCCATCGTTGTTCTCTAGAACACCAGAGAAGACGAAAGATCTTACGCCATTGCTTGCTGGACCAGATGTAGTGACGTAAGATACTTCAATACGAGCACCGTTGTCTAGTTTCTTTCCTAGAACACCGTCACCCATAAGAATTTCATATCTTTCATCCTCAATCTCGTCAAGGAAGAATACCTTAGATGTGCCATCTACACCTAGGATGTTATCAGCAACCAAATATGGTTCGTTGAAACTACCACCAGTAGGATATACTTTTACTCTAATGGTGTTTGTGTCAATGTTACGGTTGTCAAGAATAAACCTCTGCGACTTGAGTGCCGTATTGACAGTAAATGTATTAGTGAGATATGTTCCCTCTCTTACAGGAACATCAGTAAATGTTGCAACACCATTTGCTACTTGTGCTTTTGCATCATCAGTAACAACATACTGATATAGTGTCTCATCATAGTTTGCTACAAAACCTGTGCCTGCTCTTAGATTGAGTTCAGTATCGGTTGTAGGATTAGCATAGGTCGCTGTAAAAGAGACATACGCAGTAGGAGAGGTAGCACTCTTGGGTCTGTACCCTAGTTGCTTCGCAATCGCTACTACGTTGTCCCTCAAGGTGGCACTATCAATGAATAGTTCATTGACCACCATATTGGTGTTAAAGGCGGTATAATAGGTGTTATACGCCAATGTGTCGATTAGAACGGATAATGCACTACCCTCAAAATCGTAGTCAGTAAAATCCGACTGTGCTCTCAAGTAATCCTTGAGTTGCGCTTTGATCTGATCAAAGTCTAAGTTGGCAACCTGAGTATAAGGCATTATCGTGTACGCTCTAGGAAGAATTCAACCGCTACTGTATCGTCATCTCTACCGATGATAGTATAACTTAGTTCAACGGAGTAACCGTTGTTGTCATAATCAGGAAAACATAAAATGTTGTCTACCTTAACCCTAGGTTCATAACGATTGATTACTTCGGCAACAACTGCCTTAATCATTCCAGCACTAGCGTAATCAAGTGGTTCAAATAACATACGACGAAGATCGCATCCCAACTCAGGTTGAAATGGACGCTCACCTTTATTTGTCAATAGCAAATTAGAGATACACTGCGTAATTGCAGCCTTATCCTTTACCTGTACCAGATCATCAGATACAGGATGCTTCTTAAATGTTACACTCAGGTCTTTGAATGTAGGAAAGGTGGGCATCTAGACACAGCAATAGGCTGAATCTATTTATCACTTGCCACAGAACCCGTCTGCCCATTCCTCCTGGTTGTCAAAGATTTCTCCCTCCTTGACATCTTTCAATTTCTTTGCTCTTCTCAAGTGTCTCTCACTGTCAACTTCAGTGATAAGGGTCATCCCCTCCTCAACGAATTCTTTACTCTTGTCCACTCTCTTGTCCATCTGTGGTCTCCGTCCGTAGTTTTCGCTCAGCATTTGTTTCCCAAAAATAATCATCAGTGTCGCCTAACCTTCCCCAGTCCGTCCCTGCTTCGACTTGGTATTCTATGGTAGATACCTTGAAGTCTGGCATTAAGGGGTCTTCAGGGGTGATAGAAAGGTCATAGAAGCGCGTCCTGTTATTAGGATACAGCGCAAACTGACCATTCTCTAATGCAATGCAATTATGTGACTTATGTTCTTGTGGAACTTCACTTACATTGTTATCTATCACGTCAATGTTAGCATGATAGTTATCCAGTGTAAACAAGTAAGTTCCCTTAACAAAACCATGGTCCCTTGTGTACACTTCACAATCCATAGAGGACACAAAACCTTTGTTAATACACATTACGCCATAATCCATACAATTCCAGAATTGTAGGTTCTGTAGAGACATATCAGGCGTCGGTGTTTTCGGCGCTCGGGTAAATGCAGATATCGGTAACTTATCATACATCGCACCATACTCAGGCAAATACGTCTCAAAATAAAAAGCACGCCCAGGTATTGACTTCGCAGATACCCAAACGCCCTCTACAAATTCACCATGCCCATCAACATGATCTCGGAGATATTCTCGCCTAACCCATACTTTCTGTGCTGGTAAATTACAAATTAAATTCATAACAACTCTGTCCAACCTGTGATAATCATTTTCTCCCTCTCAGGATCTACTCTAGATTTATGAGTAAACATCCACTCTGCTGGCCAGATTAACGTCTTGCCTCTCTCCGCTGGGATATTCAAATCCTGATAAAGAAACTGGGTTCCCCCATCTGGATTATCAGTGAGATAAGTCATCCATACAAGATGGCGATATATCGCACCCTTCCTACCAGTGCGCTCAAAGTGCCACGTCTTATATCCTCCCCCTGGTTCATAATGTTGAATATTAAACTTGGGAGAGATACGACTAGACATTGCTGACTTACGGTATGTCTTGTGATATTTCTCAATAAGACTATCTAAACAATTCAGATAATCTCTGATACGATCATCAAAGTCACCATAAGAAGTATGTACAGTCATATCCATTGACTGCTTCACTGCATCATTAGTTCTCGGAGCATCCCTGTCGCCCCCTATAACGCCTGGTTTTGCTTTGTAATTATCGTTATGGTGGAAGAAGTCCACAATGCCGTCACAGACGCTTAGAGGGACCTCTCCTGCCATCATAAACTCACTTACCTTGTCCACGATAACGCTTCTTTGCTTTGTTACGACTGGTTGCTGCCAATTTGGTGTGCTGTCCACTTCCTTGTCGAGTTTTCTTCGGACGACTTTCAATCATCGTGCCGCCACTAAGTCCGACTTTGCTTCGTGCCATACTATGTTGGTGTTGGGTTTACAATGTCAATTGTAGGATACTTAAACGGTCCTGTCAAGGTCCTCGGTGTACTTGCTCCAACTAGACTTGCCTCATCACCAGTCACAGCGAAGAGATTTCCATTGATAAACACACTGTTGTTAACCACTGGATTAAT